GTTTTCACCAAAAGGAACAGTAACGATTTTATCTTTTGTTTTATTATTCCAACATACAGTTCGATTGTCTTCTTTAATATGAAGCACTCCCATTTCTACTGCACGAACAGCAATGTTACGTAGTTTAATATTTTCATCTTGTGCTAACATAGTAACCTCTTTTGGGTTATTTCTAGCATAGATTAACATATCACGCTTCATTTCTTTAGAAGTCATGTTTGAAACATTAGAACCTAAAGCAACACGTGCAATAGCCTCTAATTCTTCAATATCCATTTCACGAACTAAATTTTGAGCATCTAGTTTTTCTTCCTCACTAGCAATTTCTATCTCTGCTTTTTTGTTTGGATCAAACTCTTCATACTCTTTGTCTCTGTCTGGATGATATAGAGATAAAAATTTCTGTAAAAGAACTTGCTCTTTTGGAACAACAAGTTTTCCGTCTCTAAATATAATTGCTGGTAGAGTTACGTCTCCATACTGTTCATCTTCAAATACAGATGTTTGATTAGATGCAAAACGTAATGAACGTGTTATTTCTCCATCAAAATATTGTAGCGGTTTATTTAATGTGTGTCTAGATCTTAAAATAAGATTTACAGGAGTTTTACTTCCTTTTAGGATATAGATTCTATCCTTTATTTCCCATTCAGGCTGGGTAGCCATATCTTTTTTTGCCATTTTATTAGTATTTAATTAAATTAAAAAAAAGGGGACAGGATGTCCCATCCCCTTTAGATAAATATTACTTCATAAGGATGAAGTTGTTTGCTCCGTGAACACAAAGCGCTCTTTCACTTAAGAAGTGAACTTGCATTGCGTCAAGGTCGCTTGTCATTCCAGCAGCTCCAGCTGAACCAGTAACCCAAGACTTATACTTGCGATCTTCTGCTTCTGACTTACGATATTTTACGTGCAAGAAAGGACGAACAGCGTTCTTACCTAAAACTTGATCGTAGATAGTAGTAGTACCAGCAGGAACTAATACACCGTCTACTCCAGAAGTTAAAGATCCAGTTGTAGCATCGTTTAAATATTTCCAGTCAGTTTTGTAGAAATCATAGCCTAAGTTGAATCCTTTGAATCCTAAGCTGATAGCCATTGACTCATCGTTATCAAATAAACCATAAGAGCTTGTAGAAGCACCGCTGTTGTTTTGATCAGCTAATACTTTGTCAATCTCGAAAGATTTAGTTCTGTTAACGAAAAGAACGTTTTCTTGGATAGCTCCTTCTTTGTCTAGAACTTTGATAAGCTCTTCGATGTCAGCACGAGCAGCAATAGAACCAGTAGCAATGTTACCACGATTTTCTAATTCATAGAATAAACCTTTTGTTCCTTTGTATCCAGCAGTTTCAGCACCAGATCCAGTAGCAGCAGGACGTCCTTCAATTAAAGAAAGCTCTAGGTAATCTTCGAAACGTAAACGAGTTTCATGCTCTGATTTTAAGTACCATAGGTATCCAGTAGCACCATTCTCAGTAGTTACTTCAATCCATCCAATCTGAGCCATGTCAGAACCATTTACTTCATATTTATCTTTAATGATAATAGGAGTAGTAGTTTGGATGTCTTTAGGAGCCTCTAGAGAACCGCTCATTCCAGCAGTACCTTTAGCAAATTCAGAACCGAAAGCAAATACGCTAAGTCCAGTTGTTCCAACAGCAGCAGCGATGTTAGCTCCAGAGTAAGAAGCAACGTCAAAAGTGTTAGTTGTTACAGCTGTGATGATAGCTTTATCTTGATCAGTTCCGTCAGAAATGATAACAGTTTGGTTAACACGGAAAGGGTGTCCAGCAGAAGTGATTACATCACCAGTACGAGTAGCTCCAGTTACTGCTAAGTGAAGACGACCTTGCTCAGCCCATTGAATAACGTCTGATTGGAAAGGCATCTCAGCACCTACCATTCTTAAGAATGAAGATACAGAACGGTTACCGTACTTTTCGAACTCCTTTTCGTAAACATCAGGTAAGTATTGAGAAGTAAACTCAATAGCTGACCCTAAATAGTTAGTTGAAAGCGTTGCTTTCGATGGAGCTGGGGTTAATGCACCTTGCACTCCAGAAATAGTTACACTCATTTTTAAAGTTTTTTAATGATTAATTATCGTTTTTTAATTTTAAACGAGAACTGATCATCACTAGAAACTGCTCTAAACTTTGTACCACCACTATTTTCTGTAGCTACATTTTCACGAATGTTCATGTCTATATTTTTAGTCTCTTTAACAATTCCATCCGTTGCATCTGCTCTACCTTGCTCATAAGCAAAGTTAAATATAGCATCTGCATTTTGTGCAGCATACAGAGCTTTGTGATACGCATTAATGTCTTTAACTATACCATTTTCATCTAAATGTTGATTAAAAAAGTTGCTGATGTCAGACTGTACTTCTTTAACTCTATTTACATCCGATGGCTTATAAAACTGTTTCTTTTCCCCTGCTTTAAATTCAAAACCTTTGAACTCGTTAGAAAAAAGACTATTAGTTTTTTCCATAAAGACACGAGAGCGCTCTTGTTGAGCTTTTGTTTCTTGCTCAGATTGTTCTCTGTATTGATTATAAAAGTTAAAAGCCTCTCTGTATTCTTCAGGAACCTCAGCATTTCTTGACTCAAGTGGTGCCTTGTATTTTTCCTTCTGAGATTCAAAGTGATTTCTCGCTTTGTATAATTCTTCTTTATATGCAATCTTTTTTTTCTTGATATCCTTATCATCGTCAAGTTCACTATCATAACTAAACTCTTCGTTCATTAGGTAATCAATCTCCTCAGCATCTAAGTGAGGTTTAGTCTGTTTATAATACTCACGCATAACGCTTGTATCATCAACCTGACTCCAGTCTTGCTGTAGTTTAGCGTAGTCATCGAAAGAACGACCAGTTGCTTTCTTGTACTCCATAAACTTAGCAATATCCTCTGGTAAAGATTGCTCTTGTTTTTTTCCAGTATTTTTAAGAACGTCAATAGACTCAACCTCTAGATTGTGCCTATCCTTTAAATAACTCAAGATGCTGTTGTCGTCAAGCTCAAATGGCTTTTCAATAACTTCATCCTTTATTTTTTCCTCCACAACAGTCTTAGTCTCTGCTACAACCTGTTCTTGTGGTGGCGTTTCTTCTACTATCTCTTGTACTGTATCTTGAGTAGGCTCTTGAACCTGATCTTGTACAGTGTCTTGCTTTGGCTCAATAGGATTGCCATCGGCATCCAATGCCCTTACTTTCCATTCCATATGAATTAAATTTAATTATGTTGCAAAATTATAAAATTAATCAATGCCCACGATTCCCTCTATGCCTGAGCCCAGTGAATCTCTGCCATCAAAGTCAATAGGATCTAAATCTTGTTGTCTTTGTTGAATAAGCTTTGACTGTTGCGTTGCTTGTTTTGCAGTTCTTCCGTCTTTTCTATCTTCTTTATACCTATCTTTTTCCATCTGAAGTTGCATCTCTGTAGACTTAATCTGTCCTTCGATTCCCTTCTGAAGTTTAATAAGCTCTGCTTTTAGATAGAACTCTTGCTGCATTCTTTGCATTTCTAATTCAGCCTCTAGCTGTTTTATTTTAGCTTCTGCTTCTAATTTAGCTAATGCAGTTTGTTGCTTACCTTGTTCTGCAGCCATAGCAGCTTGTTGGTTAGCTTCTGCTTGTAACGCAATATTTTCTTGTTGACGCTTGTTGTCAAGTTTTTCTTTTCTTCTTTTTCTTACTTTGAGAAGCTGTGATGCAATCTTTACATTCTTAATGCTTCTAATATCAATAGCATCATCTATATCAATCTTACCTGCTGATAATGATGTTTGAATATTCTGCTCTAGCATTTGTTTTTCTTCTTCATCTGGATGTAATTCTATAAAGATTCCAAAGTCATGCAAATGAAGCTCTTTAATCTCTTCTAGAATATCCACACTGTATTTACCAATATTCTTTACAAAGTCTTCTTTCATATCAGAATACTCTAAAATATCACTTATACGATATCCAATGCATTCTGCTACTCTTTGTGTAATGAATAACCCTGACTTTAAAATGTGTCTCGTAGCTGTGTTTGAATTTAATGCAGCTAGTTTCTGTACACCAACCAATGCATTTGAATCTGGCATCGATCCATCTCTAGCTTCATTTAATCCTGTCACACCTCTAATCATGTTAAGGTTATAGTTATACATATTAATCAAAGAACTAATCTTAGCATTTGCTCCAGAAGAGGTCAACTCTTGTACTGGAATCTTTCCATGATTATATTCTCCTTCTTCTGTATAACTACGTCCAATAACAGACCCAGTTTGAAAGTATAGGTTTAACGCCTCTTGCGGAGTATAACTAGCTCCGTTGCCAAGACTAATAGAAGACAAGCCATCGACATCAATATATACTCCATCTGGTATCATTTTAGAAGCAACTTGCTGTAATTTTAAATGCAGCAGTTGTATTTGATCCGCAAAAGGAATCATTCTCTTTACAAGTGAATCAATCTGTCCTCTGTACATTTTTGGAGCACTTACAATAAACGGTGCATACACCTTTTCCATCGAGCTCTTTGGACGTACCATGTTTTTCATCAAGTCCCACTTGAGTATTTTGTTTGTTCCTAGAACAAGTACACCTTCGTACCATACATCAATTCTTTTAGATAGTCTTTCAAAACGTGCTTGCTCTGTCTTAGGTGGGTTGAATTGATCGTCCTTTTTTAATACTTTTTCGCCTCCGTAGACGTTTTTCTTTTTCTTGTATACGATATTCTTATCCGTCTTATAACAGAAATACAGCAAAGTTGCTGTGTTGTAATCAAAATTGTCTGTCTTATATCCACCACGCATACCTTGATAGGCATCAAACTTAGACGATGATTTAGCAATCTCGTCAATATCTGCTTGAGTTAGTGATGGGTCAATCTTCTTTAGTTCGGTTATGTTTACATTTTTAACTTCACCAAAGTAATAACAGTCATCAAAATATGGATCTTCTGTTGGACTATAAATCAAATCAGATGGATCAACATATTCTATTCTAATGCCTTCATGTCTATTGAATGAATGTCTAACTGCTGATATTCCTAATACAGTAGCATCTTCATCAACTCTTCTTTTGACAAGCTCATAGTTATTATACTTCATTGTTGTTTCAATAGCTTTTTCTTCAGCTATCTCAATGTCGTCTTTGTAATCAATCTTCATGTGAAGATCAAGCTCGTCATCAGTCTCTGGAAGCATATCTGGTTGTGTAGAAAACATATTCTTTCCTAACAACGCTCCAATCTCTTCAAAGTCTTCTTTGTTTCGCATCTCTGTTTGGATGCGGTTTTTGTATATAGCTTTCTTATTAGATGAAACTGGGTCTACAGCTTCAGCCTTAACATCAAACAAACGGTTTGAAATACCGTTAACTACAATGTCTACAAATTTAGGTATGATAGGTACAGGAGTCCAATCTAAATTTAGATAAGATATATCTCCATTGATAGCAAGTTCATCTTTGTACTTTCGTACAGACTGCTCACCCATCGCATAAGTTCTTAACTTGTGATATGTGTCTCGGTTGTTGTAAAACCTTGATTGACCACCCTCTTTTCTAAACCATTCAGACTCGATAGCACGACCTACCATAAGTCCATATTCTTTTGACGCTTTCTCAGCATCAGACGCTAATTGGTTTGGAAAGCCTATAGTATATCTTCCAGAAGAATCTTGCATATTATTACTTTATAATAGAGCTTCTTGCGCCTCCATTATTATACTTTGCAAAGTTAACATTTATTTCAATATTATTTTTCTGAGGCTTAAGCACATACTTCTGGTTTGCCATTAATGCTAATCCAGAACTTACAGTGGCGTCAAACTTTGTTCTATTATTAATATCGTAATTTGCCCAGTCTAATAAAGTTCTTGTAAAGTACATGTTTCCAGTACCTTGCTCACTAAATCCAACATTTTGTTCTATATAACTTTCGATTGCTTCAGCATGAATAGATATAACTGCTGGTGAAGAAGGAATCCCACCTAGTTCTTTTTCTGCCTTAGATAAATCGTTAGTATGTTTGTCTGGTCTGTTTATAGACCACTTTCTATACCCTCTATTCTTTAAATGATATAAAAGTCTTGGTTTGTTATTTTCAGCTAAAACAGGCATACCATAAAAAACCATAGCCATAAGGACATCTTCATAAAACATCTCAGACATCTGAGGTCTATAAATATACTCTAAAAAGAACATATTTGATGGTCCGTCTAAATTCGTTTTTGTATATCCATGTAAAGCTCCATTAGAACCTCCACCACCTACGGTTCCAGAGATATCATAAGAGTCACATCCAAAAGCTCCAATGTGTTCATTTCCAGGATATTTAATACCATTACTTATTATAACTCTATTTCTAAGCTCTCTAGGTGGAATCCAAGAAACATAATACCTGCCTAGTTTATCTGGAGTCCATATTACTTCAGTATCTTTTATCCCTCCTCTCCAAGAAAAATTACCTCTTTGTACAACTCTTTGCCTTTGTAGTCCATCATTAAAGTCAATTTGTTCGTATATCCTAGTCAAATTGAATAAACTATTCTTAGCTTCGTCACGAAAAGCATGTCCTTCTGTTCTTGGGAACTGTCTGTAAAATTCATTCAATGCATCAGAATCACTTCTAAGACTCTCTACTTCATTTTCCCAATAGTCTAATACTCCTCCACTAATAACATCTCCATAAGGGTCAAATACAGGGTCTTCTGGTTTTCTAAACACTGGTTGACCATATTGATCCATAAACCCTTCAAAGTTCCATTCCATAGGGATAAATAAACTATACATCCCACTTTTGGTTTGACCATTAGCATTCCTTTGTGTTACATCGGAGTCATTATAAAGTCTTTTGAAATTACCTCCTCCTTTATCTTGTGAGTTAGAAGTGGATCCCATCATACACTTCCCTATAATTCTACGACCTAATCTTAATGTAGTTTTAGTGACACGCCAGTTGTTGAGGATATTATCTGGTTTTTCCCATTTTCCAGATTCATCATGAACAAGGAGTCGTAGTTTTTCACCGTCATAGGAGTTGTCGCCTGTATTTTTCCAGTCAATAGTAGTGTCGAGTCCTGTAAGCATCTCCTCGTTTTCTGTATCAGCAATTGATCTTCTTGTAAGTTTTGATGCTGGAACTCTGTATGCGAGCTCTGTTTTTGGTCTATCCATCCCATCTTGGATTGGTTTGAAAAAGAAGGGATAGTTTGTTGAGATTGGTACAACTTTGTCTGTAAACATTTTCTTCGCATCCGCCCCTGACTTGGAAAGAATACCGAACCTAGCATCGGAGGTGATTGTAGCTTGATTAACTGTTTCTGACGATGCCATAAAGCTAAATCCACTACGTCTGTTTTTGAGGTAGCACATTCCATAGCATCTATCGTCTGCCTTGCAAGCCTCCCAGAATATAAAAAATACTCTGTTTGACTCTCTGTATTCTGGATGTCCAACATCAATCTTTGTCCATTGTAGGTACATGTAGTGAGTGCCAGTAATATAAGTAGGAATGCCATTATTCGTAAACCAAAAACCACCCTCTCTTCTATCAAACTCATCTTCAATATAGGGTATCCATGACTCTTTGAATGCATTCGGGTACTCATTCCACTGGAATACGGTCTTGATCCTTGAGAGTTCTTTTGGATACTCAAATGGCTCCCAGTATTGTTCCGATGCCTTGACACTTCTTTTGTGGATTTTTTCTGGCTGCAAAGGTAATGCTATTTTTAGGTTTTGTATTTCTACAATCTCTCCAATTTTACCAGATTTAGATATAACCACAACGTCATGCTCTTGATTATATCCATACTTCCATCCAGACTTATCGTTTAGTTTATCGATAGTCTTCTGTGGAATGTGATCTATAACCCTACATATCTCAAGACTTTCGTCCTCTTGACTCTGCAAAGCTTTGGAATCCGCTATCTTTTGCTTTACCGTCTTTAGTCTGGTCTTCGCCATTCAGTTTTTCTCTTTCGTTTTCAATACGCTGTAGAATAGCAAATGCATCCTCTATAGCTAAACGTTTTGTTGCAGCAGCATTCTTTAGCCTATCAGCGGCTAACTCATCATCCTTATGCCCTGTTATAATTTTTTCTTCAGCAACCTTTATGAGTTCATCTACAGCCTTTTCTCCAGCTGCAATAACTCTAAGTATTGTTTCTTTAGTCTTGTCCATAGATATAAACAAACTCATACTCATCTTCCCAAGTATTAGTCTGTACCCAATTATTATACATTTTATTATATTTTAATACAAATATCGCTATTTTTCATTCTATATATCTTTTCACCATCTATATTAAACTCATACTCTGAGTTTTTAGTGAATCCTATCATATCCCCTTGAGAAACATTATTGATATTCCCATGCTTTACAATTCCCACATGCTCTTCTTTTTCTTTGTCTGACCTATAAATGTCGCCATCTTGTATGTAGTCAATAGGATGTATAAAACAATATTCATCAGTAGTTTTCCAACCCTCTCCTTCATTATACATATATATTTTACTAGGATGAACTAAATACTGACCATCACGAAAGTATTCATTACTTTTTCTTTTATTACCCTTCATATCTAGGTAAGTTCTAAATACATTGTGATGTACAACTACAATACTACCCACAGGTATTTGTCCACCATTCGGCACCGCATACACAAGTCCTAGCCTGTTCACAAAGGTTGCATCCTCTATTGACGTATTGACGGTTAACTCTAACTCCGCTATTATCTTTGTGTTGTTGTATTCCTTGCCATATGGTTGTATCAGATAATCCCATCTCGGTGTCATATTAAATTTATATTGTATTCTATTACTACTGGAATGTTTTTAAACTCTTTCCATTTAACTGATTCGTTGTCTTTTTTCACCCACACGCTATACCCTTCTTGCTCTTGTGCAATATCGCAAATAATATAAGAGCCTCCAAGTACTTCTTGATTTATTATGTAGTGCATGGCATCTTTATAGTTAGAGCCAACTGATATTTTTCTAATATAATTCATTTTATTATTTTATTTTATTTTGCTCCGTATATCTTCAAATTTGTCATTTTATGCTATTGCTAAATAGATGTAAGTTGCACCGCTTTTATTTACCAATAATGATGGGTCTTGACCTAAATCAAAACCTGTATCAGTAAAATCAACCATATGCCAATATCCTCCTCCTGAACTCGCATTACCTTCAGCGTTAGCAAGGTTTGGGTATAATGTTTGATATTGTGAGTATGTAGTACTTGTATTTTTTCTTACTGAATCAAAAATTATCCAATGGTCGGCAGCTGAAGTTATTTTTATCAAAACAAATCTTGGTCTAAATCCTGTTGTAATACTTTGTGCAACTGCAGAAGTTCCAAATGAAGCATTTCCATTCCCCGTATAACTCCCTACCTTCTGATATCCATCTACAGAGTGGAAGCAGTAGGCTATATAATCACCTGAAGTATTTACAACATTAGATGACCTCAAAGATATTGTTGATGAACTAACAGATGGAAAAACAGAAGTTTCAAATGCAGCATCTGTAGTAAAATACATAAAATAATTATTACCTAATGCGGAATGATATATTGCCCAATTATTATTTGTAGATTGAGTTGATAATGCTTTAACTATAATCATTTCAGGAGCAGAGCTTAATCCGTGTCCAATAGTAGCTCCTTGAATTCCATTTGCGGTATACTTCACAATACTAAACCCTGCATCTTGATTAGCAGATACTGAAGAAGTTATTGTGCCATCTGTGTTTGATACTGCTGTTCCTCCTGCTTTCCAACACCAA